ATCAGCCACCTTGCAAGCAGCGCTTCCTTGCGGGCGACCTCGGACAGGGCGTCCTCCAGCGTGTTCGCATAGTCGTCGGGCCTGACCGAGATTTGCTCGCTCTTCACGGCAGCTTCAGCAGCACTTCTGAAGGATGCCCGCGACATGCCGTAGATGAGTTCTGTCAAACCCACCCGGCGATCAAAGAGCGCGGTGACCTCGGCGATGATGTTCCACATGTCCGAGGTAACGCCGGGCATGTTGAACACTGACAGAACGTCGTTGACCGACCGGCCGATGGCCTCGGAGATTTCAACGATCTTGAAGCCGCCCTCGTTCTTCTCAAGAATCTTGGCCTTGAGATCAGGATCCGCGGCCTTGCTGACGCCGATGAGCGTCTGGCTGGAAGTCGCAATCCTCGTTGCCAAGAACGACATCGCCCAGTTGATGAATCGCAATTCCCCGATCCCCGGGCGGATCAGAGAGATAGGCCAAGAGTAGCCGGGCTTGCCGTGCCACCCGAGCAATGTGAACGGCCAGCCGTTGGGCTCCGCCCAGAAGGGGATGGGCCACTGGGCATTCATGAACATCGTCGGCGGCACGCCGGTTTCGTCCACCTCTTCCGCCAACATGGCCGGCGGGACATTCAGGGGGAAGTCAACCCCCTCGGCGACGACGATGTAGCAGTTAGGCCCAAGGGCGTCGAACTTGCCGCGCAGATCCTTGCCGGCGTCCTTGAGCCGGTCGCCAAAGCCTGTCTTGGAGTAAATCTCCCAGTAGCAGATCAGGTCGTTGGTCTTGCCGGTCTTGCGCTTGTATTCATACCCCCGCTCGCCCTCGTCGGCGCGCTCAGAGTACGACTCCAGATGACCCTTGAGGTCGTCTCGGGACACGCCGAACTTGGCGGCGGCTTCGTCAAGTGGCTGAACCCTGCGACGGGCGGCCCAGCGGATGTCCTCGTACTCGTCGGCGTCCGGATCCCAGACAAGGTTGTCGATGGAGTCGAAGAACGAGCCGGCCAGTTTGGTGTTCGCCCCGGGGGGCGTGTACAGCTCATGCCACCACACTGAGGCGCCCTTGATGAACGCCTCCTCAACCACCTTCCGCGAGTGCCGCTTGAGATCCAGCTCGTTCGGCGTGTAGTTCAGGTAGTCCTCAAGGAGCTTGCTGACGACCTTCCGTCGCTCCTGCATGAACTGCTGCTGCTGGACGGCCTGCTGGTATGCCATGACTTGGGGGTCTGGCATCATCACCGGCTGGCCGTCTGGGCCGATGACGGGCCCGTTGGGGCCCATCTGCGGAACAGGAGGCCCGGGGTTCACTCCCAAGAGCGCAGGGCCAACCATGGGATAGTCCCGCGGGTTGACCGTCCGAGCCGGGTTCCGGTGGTGGATCACCGCGGTAAAGAGACGAACAGCCTCCCACACGCGGTTGACACTCATCCGGAACGCCGGCGCGTCCAGCCCACGGTTGTAGCCGCGTTCCCCTCGCGCGTAGGCGTCCTTCCACATCGCATCGGGGTCTGACGCATAGAACGCCATGGCCTCCGATGCGTCATCGTTGAAGGGCTTCTTGTGCTTCTCGGCCTGCTTGATGCACTCAAGCCACCGCTTCACAATGGGGCGCAGGGGATTGTCGTCGGCCATCAAAGTCTCCTACTGACCAATGCCCTTACTTGGCCTTTTTGGGGTCAATGGCCTCCAGCTTTCGCTCCAGCATGGCCACCTTCTCGGCCAAAATGGCCATCTTGGGGTCACGCGGCTTTGTTTCCCAGAAGCCAAAACGCTTCCAGTCAGGGAACTCGTTGACCCCAGGATCGGTGACATGGTGGACCGAGGACTTCTCGGTCCCGCCCAGGCTCGGGGCGATCACCCAGATCGTCAGCGTCCGCGACGACACCTTGGTCACCACGCCGATGTTCGGCTCGGCGTCATGGTGAGGATAGAACAGAACCCACTCACCCAGCTCGGCAGACGGCATCTGATATTCGCTCATCGCGCTTTTCCTATTGGCCCCAAGATGACACAGGGATCCCTAGACTCACGCTGACGGCGTCGGCGGTCAGCCTGCCACTTCACCCACCAAGGCTCGGGGCCGTATGTCTTGGGGGGAGTGTGGTATTTCGGTTCGTAGGCGCAGAGGTACTCAAGCGTCTGGCAGGCATGGACCTCGCCCCTGGTCTGGGGCTCGTCGGTCACAAACACCTGCCCGTTGACGGTGGTTGTCTTCTTGCGGTAGCGGCGCATCTCGCGGAGAAGATTGGGGCATGCGCCGCTCAGGAAGCGGAGTTTAGTCGTCCCATCTCCGCGGATATGAAGCATCTGGCGGACGAGCGCGGTGCGGGCCGCGATGTCGTCGGAGCCCGGGATGAAGTTCGTCCCGCCAATGTGGAACTTGAGCCCCCGCTTCTTCAGCTGTTCGGAGTACAGCTCATGGGGAAGCCGCCCAGACCCGAGGTCACGGAGCGACCCGCCGTGCATGTCCAAGATTCCGCAGTGGATGTGCTGCTCTTGGGCCTTCCTCCAGAACTCCTCGCCCCAGATCAGGGCGTTGCAATTGCGGATGTACAGCTCGTCGTAGACTAGGACGAACTTCTCGTCAGGTGGAACTGCGGCGAATATCGTCGCCATCACCGCATGGCCAGGGTCGATGGAGACATACCGAGTCCAGTTCGCAGGCACCCGCCCATCGGGAAGCTCCGACCGCTCCATGACATGCACGGAGGGATTGAACGACGGGTACATGAGCGTGGATTCGGTGGTGAACTCGCCCTCGGCACGCATGCGGAGTTCGTCTTGGCCGAGAGAAGACCAGCGTTCGATGTTCTTCTTCTTTTCCTCTTGGTCGATGTGCGCGTTGTCCAAGAAGCGAAGGACAAACTTCCGGATGATCGCATCCTTCTTGCCCTCCTCCTCGGCGCGGTCGGCACGCTCGCACAGCCCCAAGAGCGCGTCATTCTTCGACCACGGCATGGCCGACCACACAAATCGCCCCTTGCGGTCAGAGAGCCGGGCCTGCATTTCACCGATCCACCGCTCGTTGGAAACGTCCTCGTCGATATGGACAAGATCGGCTTGGAATCCCTGCGGCGGCTCGCCCTCGGAGGAGAAGCAGTAGATCGTCCACCCGTTGGTCAGCTCGGCCTTGTTGAGGTAGCCGGCGTTCTTCTGTGTCCACGCCATGTCCTTGATCATTCGCGGCGGGATCAATGGAGGGGCAGGCTTGGACTCCTTCTTGCGAGCCTCGTCGGTGCTGGGATTGAAGGCACGCCACTTGCCCGTGACCTCGTCTTTGATGATGCGGAAGGCGCCGGCCTTGAAGAGCATGGGGTAGACCACCATGCCGATGTGGGTCCAGCCCTTGCCGATGATCACCAAGTTCCCGCCTTCCTTGGGATACTTGCCGTGAGGGTCTTGGCCAGTGGCGGCGCGTGCGTCCTCAATGAACGTACACGCAGACTTGCCGCTGCGGTTGCCGCCGATTACCAGTCGCTCAGAAGCCATGCAGGCGTGGAACTCTTCTTGCTTTGCCATGGGAACCCACAGACGCAATGCCTCCAGGCGGCGTTCGGCCAGTTCGGCCTGAACGTCCTTCATCTGCGACAGTGCGTGCTGCGTAAGCCCGGCGACCGGGCCTTCAGGCACTGGCGGAGGCGGGATCTTGGGGTGTCGCTTTTTCATACTCGCCGCAGCTATCCGTGCGCGGGGTCACCGGGTAAGCGCAGGTGTTCTCGTTCAACCAGCTTGGCGGGAACCTCTTGCACAGGCCGATCCCCGCTTCCTGCATCTCCTTGTTCAGCTGGTGCCACCAGCGGCAGGTTTCGCACTTCATCCACAACCTCTACTTTCTGCATGGTCATAGCGGCCTCCAAGACTTGCCGCCGCAGTTCAGCCTCAAGCTCCTCTTCGCTCATCAGCTCAAGCGGCTTCTTGGCGCCGCCCATAGCCGTGTTGCCGACGATGAGTCGGACAACGGAATCAAGCATCTTGGTTCGGAACGCACCACCAACCGGCGCGTCGTAGTACTGCTTCATGTACATGTTCGCGAACCCTCGCACGCCACCGGAGTACTCCATGAGGCACTCCAGCAGCTCAGACGAGTGGGGAATGTTGGCCCCGCCGATCCTGGCCGCGGCAATGAACAGATCAACCGCCCCTCGCTCAATCTCCTCCAGCTTCTTGTTCCGCTTGCCCTTGCGGTCTTGGCGGATCTTCTTGTTGCGGCACTTCCGGCAGCGGGAGTGAAAGCCGTCCTTGGCCTTATGGAAGTTCGCCGTGGTGGCGGGAAGCGACGTCCCGCAGCTGATGCAGACCTTATAGTCGGACACGCCACACGTTGCCGGTGACTTCGGGCTTTAGGCCAGAGTCCAGCGCAGCCTTCTGGACGGACGGAAAACAGTGGTAGTCATGCCCAGCCAAGATATGCTTGGCCTTGGGCTTCCACGCTGCGATGTCCTTCATCACGGATTCGTAATCATGCTCGGCGTCGATGTAGACGATGTCGTACTTGCCGGGGATATGCTCTGCCACGCCGGGAGAGCGGCCAACGCGCGCTGTGATCGGGAGTCCTTGGGTGTTTCGCAAAAATACCTGGAAGGGCGAGCCCCGACTGCCGTCGTAGCGCTTCGTACCCGCGTCGTTCTTGTTGCCTTCCCACGTATCAACGCAATAGACGCTGGCGGCGCCGGCCTTGGCCATTACAATCGCCGAGAGCCCAGCCCAAGACCCAACCTCAAGGACGGTCGGCGCGCGGTTGTGTTCTTGGATGAAGTCGCCAATCATCGCCTGCAGTGCCGCCTTGTCGGCGTCCGGAAGGTCCATCCCCATGTTGTCGAACGGAGCATCCTGCTTCAGGTCAACAAGCGTGGCGCCGGCTTCGTAGTTGCATTCCCAGCAGTCCTTGAGCTTGGCGCTGACATCCTTGGCTTGGATGTATTGCGGCTTGCCCACGCACTTGGGCTTCCAATGACCAGCCCAAGCGTCCCAGTTGCAGTACACCGGGTTGAAGCCCAGCTTCTGCGTGCCGACAAGCGAGACATCCCGGGTCATGGTGACGTCTTCGGTCGATGCCTTGTCAGCCTGGAAGCGGTCCTTGAATTCGTAATAGAACCACGGCTTGTCCTGATCGTCTTTCGGTTCCGTAAGGTCAAAGACCCGCATGTCGTACATGATCAGGCCGGTCGGCAGAGCGGCGCATTCCTGAATGCCCGACATCTTCACGGCCGTGTGGCGGTCGTACATTTCCAATTGGAAGTCTGGATTCGGGTGGCCAGTCTGGATGTTCTGCCACCGGAACACGTACACGCACTCCACCGGAGGAGGCCCGCAGTACGGAACGCCGATGATGCATGGGCCCTTGTGGTAGTGGTCCACCAAGAAATCGAACGACGACTGGAAGAACGGCTTGGCGTCTGGCTGGCCGGCGTTGATGTCGGGCTTCATGTCCGAGTCGATCATCACCAAGACATCCACGCCGAACTCCCGGGCCTGCAGGACGGCGCGGTTTCTGGTCATGGTGATCGGCGTGTCCGCGAGGTTCCAGACGCGGATCTGGTCGATACGCGGGTCGCGGGACATCTCCACAACCAGCGGTGTCATCCATTCCCGAATGTCAGGGACTTCGGAGGAGATGCCGCCGTTGCCGCCGTAGGAGAAAGTCACAAAGCCGACGTTGAACTTCTGCTGCATAGTACACCTCGGGGGGAGTGTGCAGTGTACGAAAGTACACTCTGTCTGTCAACGCTTCTTCTTGCCCTTGCCAGAGTTGCGTTTCATGTAGTCGGTGACCTCGTTCTGATTGAAGCCGGCCAGCGTCAAGTAAATCCGCTGGTTGGACGGCGACATGTTGGCCACCTCGCGCCGGGCCTCTGGGCCAAGCCAGTTGTTCTTGTTCGCCGCGTTGTAAACGGCCCTCCCTTGCTGCTCAGACCAAGGCCGCCCCATCCGTACCGCCTCCTCTCTCGCGATTCTGGAAGCCTCCTGCGGATCTTGATGTTTCCAAGCCGATGGGTTCTCAAATGCGGCCTGCACATCACGCCTGTTGGGGGCGGGGGGGCGAGTGGGGAGGCCCAGCGAAAAGTCTGTAGCGGGGCGAAGGGGTTGCGATGCCGTGCGGCGGGCGATCTTTTCTTGGAACTCTTCCGCCGCTGGACTAAGTCGCGGGCTTGGGGCGGGGCGGTACGGCGTCCCCTGAGACGGCGGAGCGCCCATGCCGTACCCGTCGTTCATCGTTCCGCCTGGGTAGTAGGCGGGCTGCTGAAAGCCGCCGAACTGGCTGTTGAGCCTCGCGATCAGGCTGTCGCCATACTCCGGTGACATGGATGGAGCGCCGCCGGCAAGACCCGCCTGCTGCATGGCAAGCTGGTAGTCGATGCCGGGATTCATTCCGGCGGCAGGGTTCGTCGGCCCGCCGGAATTGAATGCGATCTGATTCTGCATCCGCTGCTGGTTGATCTGGTTGACGAACGCATCCCGCTCCGCAAACGGGTCCATGCTGGCCCCCCAAGGAGTCTGGGCCGGCGCCATCTGGAAAGGCGGCGGCTGCATGGGGGAGATCCGCTCATTGGCCCCCTGTGGAGCTGACCAATTGGGCGTGGCCTGACCAGTGCGTTCGTTGAAGTAAGGCGTGCCACCCGCGTACATGGTGTCGCCACCGAGCTGCTGGCCTCCACTCGGCGAACGCATCCAGCCGCTCCCTTCCTCAGGCAGGGAGTTGG